CAAACTTCACCACGACCAAAGTCTTTATCTGGGTCTGTATATGCCATCATAACTCCCATGCCTTTAACATAGTAGTCATCAATAGCTTGCTTGAGTTCTACGTTGCCATTGGAATTATCCCAGACGTAGGACATCAAGTCAGAAAATAAACGACCAACTTCTGTATCGCTGGTTTCTCTGGCAGTTGACTGAAATCGTGGCTTATTAGCAGCGAGCATAGCTTTTGCTTGCTCTACTGCAGAAAATATTACATTTACTACAATTGGTTCTTGAGCCTTATTTCGTAATGTGTCAGCTTGTTCTTTTGTCCATTGCTTACCATTACGAAACTCATTATCCTCTACAGCTTGTTTTGCCCAGTTTTCTCTGGATGAGCTGTATTCTTTTAATAGGTCGTGGGTAAATTGTACTTCTGGGTCTTTACTAGAGTTATTTTTACGCATAGAGTTAGGTTTTAGTTAGTTAAACTAGATTAATACATAAAAAGTTCCAAATTAAGATGTCTTCCAATCATAATTGTTTGCAGCAGACTTGCTGCTGGATTGTTTTTCTTTGTTTTCTACAACATGGCTTGGAGTATAACATTTTTTCATAGCATAGTATAATCCATCTAATAAATCATCATGCTTACCTCTAGGATATAATAATAACTCATCTTTTAACGATAGTTGTTCTTTTTTAATATATACTTTCTTTTGTGCAAAGTAAGGTTCCATTGTTTCAAGTCTAGATGATTTACTAGTTCTTGGAGCTTCTTTTATTTCTAATCCACTAATAAATAGATTCTCCTCTTCTGTTCTTTGTCTTAAATATTCTCGTAACATCTCTTGATAGCCTACAGACTCAATACGTACTTTTACAGGTTTGTATAGTTTAAAATACTCTATGATGCTTTCTGCTAAATTCATAGGGGTTGCTCTTTTGCGGTAGTATTCTAGAACATACCTGTTGTTTTTGTTATCAACTGCTATAGGCATAATTACACTATAGTCAGCTGTTTTGCGTATTGAGGATGCAGGGTCAACCCCCATAAAGACGTTTACTGGTATTTTTTCATTTTTAGATTTTAAATAATGTTGGTTATCACTATCTATTTCTAATTTATAATTATGATATTGTATATACTCCTCTTTAAATAGCTGGTCTTCATCTCCAACTATTTGACATAGATATTCTCTGTAGAATACACTTACTCTTGCTATAGACTCTAGTTCTTCTTTTTTTTGTTTTAATTTTTTTATAGGTTGCCATTCTTCCCATAAAGCTACCTCTTTGTCCATATCTGGACTAAAATGCATATTTACCCATCCCTTCATTTGTTTTAATATTTCTACTAAGCAGCGTTGATGCTGCGGAGTACCAATAACTATTATTCTACCTTTAGTAGGGTCTAATGAAGGAACTGCTGATTGCAATAACCATCTAAGGTTTTGCTCCATAGCTTCAGCAGTCTTAGTATTATTCTCATCTTCTGGGTCATCTACAATAATTAATGTAGGTCTTTGACTCCCTACTTTAATACCTCTAAGCTGTTGACCTGTACCTTTACATATTATCATAGAACCATCTTTTAGTTCTACTTCAGATTTTGCCCATTGTTTAGCATTGTGTTGACCCCAGTATCCATAGATAGCTCTAAATGTTTCGCTATACTCAAGAACATCTTTTATTGTTCCTAATAGTTTTATAGCATGGTCTTGAGTTCTGGATACTAAGACTATTAATTTACTCCCCTCGTGATGCATAAGGTGGTATAAAGGGTAGACACCACCCACAATGGAGGATTTAGCATGACCACGAGGGGCAATGATGTTTACTTGCTTGGAGGCATTATCAAGTAAAGCATCAGCAATCTTATAATGAAAATCTGGTGAAGGAACTGTAAACATATTTGGCATTATAATCTTACCAAACATTATCATGTTCTTCTTTAATTTATTAAAAACTAATTTTTTATCTTCTGCCACGTTTCTTTTTCTTTGGTTTAGGGCATTTTGTTATATTATGTATTTTTGTTTCTTCATAGCTACCTGTTTTTATACCACAATGTTTATGGTTATTACAATCTGTAGCAAATGCACAAGTTCTATCTATAATAGGACAGAATGAAAACATTAATATATATCATCATGCCACATCATTCCATATGTTTCCATTTCTCTCAAAGCATCAATTGCTACGGAAGAAAGAAACTCAGGGTCAGATGAAGGCATAGCCGCAATAACATGTAAAGCTCTAATAGCTACTTCTAGCTGGTCTTCCATGATATTAGCATTAACATGCTCATAATCTTCATCAGGAGTCAGGTTGCTCATTTGTTTCCTCTTTTCTTTGTAATGTTAGTTTATTCTCCTCCGTTGCTATAGTATCAGCTATCTGTTTAGTAACATCTATCTGAACTGTATCTGTTAATACTTTCTTACTAGGTTTCATCTCTAGTAAATCCATTATTGCATCGTTTGCTTTTAGAAAATTGTTTACATCACCCTTACCTTCTGCCATATGCAATGCTCTAAGCAGGTTATCTAATGCAAATTCTTTGTTAATACTCTTTTCAGAGAGTAATTCTTTTAATTTTTGTTCTACCATGTCTTTAGATACCTTTTGTTTTAAAAATCTTCTTACTGTTGCCGCAGGGATCTTTTGGTCAGGTCTATATACCTGTCCTAGTTTATCAAAATCCACTTTATCTCCAGATAATAGCATATTAGCATAGGTATTAATTGTATTCTTTGCTCTTGTAGTGTTTATCTCTTGTTCTTTCCAATCTTTTGTAGGATTAGTCTTAGAATAACACTCATATGCGTGATTTAATTCAAATTTTATTTTAGAAAACGAACTGCCCCATCCTACTCCACATGTTAGCTTAATAAATGTCTTCGTATTGCCATTCTTGTCTGTGTAATCCTTTTTAGACACACATTCACTAACATAATCATCGTCTGTTAATCCCCAATCTCCAGTATTGCACTCTTTCCAGTATAAATATTTAATATTTTTATTATCAGCCTCTTTTTTCGTATAAATAGAGTATTCTGATGTTTTTCTATTAATTCTTCGTTTTATTTTTATCATGTTTTACTAGTAACTGTTACTAATTAGTAACTGTTACTATATAAGTAACTTATATAATATATTATATACTTTAATCCATACTCTCATCAGGCTTATATCCTTGCTTTTGTTCTATAATCTTGGATATAATCTTAAATTCAGCTTCTAGCTCTTCTGCATCGGTGTCCATCCTATCCATAAGCTTCTGATAGTCAGCTTCAGTCATGGTAGATTTCTCCCATGTACCTGTAATCATGTTAAATACTTCGTAATCTCGTTTTTTACTAGTCATGTCTTTTTAATTTAAAGTAAAACTTTATGTTATTTCAACATTCAATTTAAGTATTATGTTCCAATACTCTTACAGAACAAGAACAAGACTGGGAGTGGGAGGTGTATTACGTTACCTACCCCCACGTTAGTTGGGGTGCAGGGGGTTGATTTGGTTGAGTTCAAAGATTGAGTTAAGGTGTTGCTGCCGCAACTCGTTCTTTATCAACTCGTTATCATACCCACCCAACGTACAGCTCACGACCCCCATTGCCTTCAGCAATGCCGCAGTCGTAGAGGTACTTGTACCTGCCCTGTATATGTACATGCCCCCAGCTATGTATATATAATCCTTACACATAGAGAGAGTACTTGTACTCATTTGTGAGGTCGTTAGACTTCAGTTGAAAACTTCCTCATATGTTTCAAAGGTTCTTTATCTTTGAATTAGTTCACTAAAATAAGGAGTTCTTATGTTTAAAACTTTAGTAAAAGACACGCTGTATATTGCTCTTGGAGCAGTAGCAACAGTAGGGTATGTTTCGTATAAAGCTGGTAAGTATGTTGTAGATACTTTACCAGAAGATAAGGAGTTTATCAAAGATACATATAATCAAGTTAAAGGTGTAATCAAGAAATGAAATTAAAGAGTCAGGCGTTTGCTTGGCTCTTTTTTTATTTATGATATTCACATAACTTAGGAGATTAATCAAATGAATAAATTACTTCAAAATACTGGGTATTTCCTTGTAGGCACATCAGTTCTTGCTGGTGCTGGTGCAAGGGTAGCTTACACTTATGCATCTGCTGGCGTTTTGACAGCAATCAAAATTGGTAAGCGTGAAATGTGTTCCGAGGAGTTGCATGGTCATCATGATGGTTGCCCATCTTGTGATTCGTAACACGTAGTGAAATTGGGAGGTGTCTTGTACATCTCCCTTTTTTATCTCTGATAATCTAGAACAACGGAGGAACAATCAATGTTAGAGTTAATTGTCATAGTATTTTTAGGCTTTGTAAGTCTCAATCTATTGTATATGTTGTATATACTTGTAGATAAAATAAAAGCAGTATATCAAATGAAAGAGTCTCTTGAGTTTGATGTAAAGCGTATGGAAACACATCCTCATGGTGAGCATGACCCTGTTACAGGTACATGGTATGACCAATATGAGAGACATGTGTATCCTTATATGCTGGCTCAAGCAAAGTTAGACTGTAAAGAGTTCGATGAATTTTTTCAATCGTTCCCTTTCAAGTACTTTGCTAAGTAATATTAGAGGGGTGTTTTTAAATGCCCCTCAATATCCTATAATCTTTTTTATCTTTGAATAAACATGGAGGTAATCATGATAGTATGCATAAGTGAACGGAGCTTATATTACAAATTTCAAGATTTGAACTCAGGCTCCGTTGAGTTAGTGAATAGAAACCAGTTCAGTACTAAAGAACTGGCTCGTGACGAGGCAACTCATAGATTTGCACAGAATAGTGCTATTCAATCTGTAGAGTTTACTCAGTAATACAAAATCCCCCTCGTAAAATTTCTCCTAATGGAGTTGAGGGGGTAAAATTTATTTCTTAATTAACAACGGAGTGTAAATAATGAATAAAGAAGAACTAGAAAGAAAAGTAAGACAATATCGTAAATTGTCTCGTATTCAAACTAAGTCAATACTGAAGAAAACAGATGCAATCTGGGAATTAAAATTCAAAGTTACAGGTCTTGAGTTCAAGGTTAAAGAACTTGAGAAAGAACTTAAAGAATTAGATAAATTCAATAAGATGCAATCTTAGTCTCGGAGAGCTTCGCTCTCCTCTATTTGTGTGAGTCTACTAGCTCCCTAATATGCTAGTAGCCTCACCCAGTATATTTATATTATAATGTGTGCTTTACGCACCCTTTACTTTAAAAATGTATTGCTAATCGCAATCCCTATCTATTATCCTCATATACTGTATTTTTTATTTATAGCTTATACACAATGTATGAGTTAAATACAAAGT